GATTTGCCCCTTGAAGCCTGATAGAGCGGCTTTCCTCTTTTATGCAAAGTGCATGAAACGTATATTACCCTATTTAATACCCATAGGTAAGCAATCAAGGGGCAAAGATGCAATATATTTTTCTATTGGAATAGGAAAACCAGTAGTTTTTCCCTATACTTCCGGGTAATCAATTAAATACAAGATTTAAAGGGGTTAGATATGCCAAAGATCATTCCAAGCGAAGCCGCACCATTAGAGGAAAGAATTAAGCACGATTTGAAGAAAAGACTTCCGGCGACTTATTGGAATGCTCAGAAAGCCGATGAGATCACCACACGGCTAGCCAATGGGGAAAGCCTTATTCCGGTACTCAAAGAGCTAAAAATCCATCCTATGACGTTCTACAAATGGCTATCGGTCAAAGAGTTTAGAGACGTTTATACCGATGCCAGAAAGATACAAGCCGAATTGATGGTCAACGATATTCTCAGAATTGCCGATGATGCGATCAACGACAGAATCACGCTAGATGATGGAAAGGTTGTGATGGATTTTGCCAGAATTCAGAGGGCAAAACTTATGATCGATTCACGGAAATGGATTGCTTCGAAATTGCTTCCAAAGGTTTATGGGGATCGCTTGGCTCTTACCGATGCAGAGGGGCAAAACCTTAAATTAGAGCTTCCATGGGTGAATGCACGATCTATTGGTAAGAGGGGCGATGTCCAAATTACGTCCGATCATGTAGAGCCTATCGATATAACTCCAATAGATTCAAAGGGTTAGCCACCTAGAAACACGGATTACAAATCCGATTTGCCACATTCGCAGAGGGGGGTTGCATACCCTCACCACATGAAAGCCCCATTCCAAGCCTGTATCGCTCTCGATGTCACGCTATATGGTGATTTCAAGCCATAAACCCTTTGAAGCCCTCGGAAATCTTGCGACCCCCTGGGGTCAGGCCAATCGGGTGGGGGGTGCCAGTTCTCGCTCCCCCCGCTCCTCCGTAAAATTTGCATTTTGGCATAAGCGATTTCTTTATCCGCAGGTAGCCTATAACCCACGCTCCCCTGAATTTTTTGCAATTTCCGCATAAGGCAATTCTTCACCCGTAGCTAGTGGGCGTATATATGCCTATTCCTCCCCGGCGGGGATCGGTGTATTGGCGGGGGATTACTTGCTAAACCGCTGTGGCAGTTTCGAGGTTGAGTTTCTTTGCCCGAAGAGTTTTGCGCATTTTGGCGAGTCTTCGCTTTTTGTTGAGAGCGCGTCTTTTATCTTCGATGGCTTGAGTTTGCTCTGGTGTTCGCCAGATGATTCTCACTTCACGGGTTTTCGCTGTCATTGGATATCCGCTTATCAAAAAACCATAACCTAGCCCGTTATAGCCAGATCAGAAAGAAAATTTGATTGGCTACAACAAAACCTTTTCAGGTTGCCGACTCTCGTTTATCTAGGATACCTATTGCTAGGCTGGGTTTTTCTCAGGCTGTTTTACGACCTCTTGCCCCATTAACCACGTTTATCTGAGTCTGTCGTCGGCTACATTCTCAAGAGCTGGGCGATGGCTCCGTATTACCCAGAATATATCAGAATATTGCCCACAGGTAAGCTTTAGACTATCCACATAGTGGACTTAATAGAAAATATTTATCGACACCGTTTGCAGTAGGGATTACCTATGGGTTATATTCTGCGCATTGAGAAAAACTATCGCAAGGCGATTGTTGATAGATGAAGCTAGAGGACTATAAGCCGAGATATTTTGGTGTTGACTTGCACAACCGCACAAAGAGGTGGGTAGTGTTGGTTTGTCATCGCCGGGCGGGAAAGACGGTGTCGGCTTGTGTGGACTTGGTGTTGGGTGCCTTGGAGACTGAGTTGGAAAACCCTCAGTTTGCGTACCTTGCGCCGTTTAGAGACCAGGCAAAGAAGGTGGCGTGGTCTTATCTCAAAGAACTTACTCGAGGCTATTGGGTCGGCAAGCCTAATGAGAGTGAACTCACGATTAGCTTGCGAAGCAGGGGCGGCACGGCCAAGATATTTGTCGGCGGTGCTGATAACCCAGACTCCATGCGAGGACTGTATTTTGACGGCGTGGTGTTGGATGAGGTGGGCGATATGCGTCCATCGGTCTGGTATTCCGTCTTGAGGCCTGCTTTGGCTGATCGCCGCGGTTGGGCCATATTTTGCGGGACTCCCAAGGGCAAAAATTTCTTCTGGAATATGCGAGAAGAAGCCAGGCTAAACCCCGATACCCATATCCTGATGGAGATCAAAGCGTCTGAGTCCAATATTCTGGATAAAGACGAATTGCGTGATGCCCAGGCGCAGATGAGTGACGATGCCTACTTGCGGGAATTTGAGTGCAGCTTTGATGCTGCCATACCAGGCGCATATTGGGCGCGTGATATCGGCAAAATCTATGATGCCGGACAGGTTCAAGACTTCCCGATTGATGCCGACATCCATGTGGAGGTCGTGGGCGACTTGGGATACACCGATTCCTGCTCATGGTGGGTCTGGCAGACGACAGCCGAGGGCTACCGGATCATCGATTTCTACGAAACCAACGGTCAGGCGATCAGCCATTACGTCGAGTGGATTAAATCCCTGCCGTACAAGGTGGATCGGGTGTGGTTGCCACACGATGCGAAGGCAAAGTCCCTGCAAACTGGGCGTTCGATGATTGAGACGTTCTTGCAGCAAGGTATCCGACCAGAACTAGTGCCTGATATGGGGCTGCTTGACGGAATTGAGGCTGCACGACAGGTTATTCCGAAGTGCTGGTTTCAAGAAACAGCAACATATTCCGGTCTTGAGCACCTCAGAGCGTATTCCAGAGAATGGGATGAGCGCCTGGGCGTTTTTAGACCGAATCCCAAGCACGATGCCCACTCCCATGCGAGTGATGCGTTCAGATATTTGTCCATTGTGGCAAGAAAACTCAAGACACAAAAAACGCGTCAGTTTTCCCCAATTATTGCTGACGAACCAGCGCCAGAACAGAAGCAATATCAGTTTTGCCTCGAAGATATTTGGTCCACAGCGCCAAAACAAAACACAAGGATAGGATGATGAGTCAATTTAATGACGGCATGACGCTGCCCGGCGATAACACGCCAGCGGGGCTTGCGATTCGGTGGAATAAAGAGATCGAAGCGTCCGGCAAAGAGGTGCTGAAGTGGCATGAGGACAGCAAGAAGATCAACAAGCGGTATCTTGACCAACGTGATGGCTTTGAAGAAGGCCAGAGCAGGGTAAACCTGTTTTGGTCAACCATCGAGACGATGAAAGCGTCTTTGTATGCCCGACCACCGAAAGCCGATGTGTCACGCGCTAATTACGACGCGACTGACGATGGGGCGAGGGTGGCGGCCACCATGCTTGAGCGCATTTTGAATAGCGGCTTGAGCGAAGACGGGTCGGACTTCGATGCGTCCCTCAGGCACGGCATCAGTGATTGGTTGATCGTGGGTCTGGGTCAAATTTGGCTGCGCTATGAGGTTGAGACTGAAGTAGTGAAAGTGCCGGCCATCATGCACCCAAGTGGTGTGGAGATGCAGCCCGAAGCTGAATATGAGCAGATCACCTCCGAAGAGGTTGCCACCGACTACATCTATTGGGCTGACTTCTTTTGGTCACCCGCTAGAACGTGGGACGAAGTGCGCTGGGTGGCAAGACGCACGTACTTGACGAAAGACAAAGCTGAAAAACGATTCGGTAAGGTGATTGCGGCGCAGTTGAATTACGCAAAGAAACCGAAGAAGGGCGCGGGCGATGGCACACCTCAGAACGAGCCATGGGACCGTGCCGAGGTCTTTGAGATTTGGTCTAAAGACGATTTGAAGGTGTACTGGTATAGCAAGGGTGTCGATGTCATTCTGGATGTGAAAGACGACCCGCTGACGTTAGATGATTTCTTTCCATGCCCCAAGCCCGCAATGATGAACACGACGACATCGAATCTGATGCCGCGAAGCCTGTTCGTCTTTGCGCAAGACCAGTTTGATGAGTTGGACATCATTAACACGCGCATTAAATATTTGACTGAAGCCTGTAAGGTCACAGGTGTCTACGACAAGTCGGCTGAAGGTGTGCAGCGGTTGTTTACCGAGGGCGTGGAGAACAGACTGCTTCCTGTTGATAACTGGGCGATGTTTGCAGAGAAGGGCGGCATCAAAGGTCAGATGGAGTTTGTGCCGATTGAAATGATCGCCAAGACCATTGAGTACTTGCGTATGCAGCGTGGCGACAAGACCCAACAGATTTATGAGGTGTTGGGGATTAGCGACATCATGCGTGGCTCTTCCAAAGCATCGGAGACAGCAACCGCGCAAAGCATCAAGGCGCAATTCGGTAGCACACGCTTGCAGTACTACCAGTTTGAATTGGCACGTTGGGTGCGTCATGCGCTGAGACTCAAAGCCGAGATCATGGCGACACACTTTCAGCCTGAGACGTTAATCAAGATGAGCAACATGGAGCACACCGCTGACCGTGAACACGTTCCTGCTGCGCTGCAAGTGATTGCGACCATGGGCATGAATCAGTATCGCGTGAACGTAGATGCTGACACGATGGCCGCCGTCGATTGGGCGCAGAAGAAACAAGACGCTGCCGATTTGCTCAACGGCATTGGTAACTTTGTGGCGCAGCTAACGCCACTGGCACAGAGTTCACCGGGTGCCGCACCGTTTGTGTTGCAGTTGCTCCAAGCCATGCTTGCGGGTGTCAAAGGCGCCAGCAATATTGAGGGCATTTTGGACCATGCGATTGCAGCAGCCAGTAAGCCGCCTGAACCACCACAGCCTAATCCCGGTCAGATTGCGGAACTTAAGAAGATGGATTCCGAAACCATGGAGAACTTGGCGAAGGCTGAGAAACTCAAGGTTGAAACCATGATGCTGGCTCAAACGAACCCGCAAGCTGATATGCAGATGGAGGCTCAAAAAGGCCAGATGCAGATGCAAATTGAGGGGCAGAAAGCACAACAGAAAATGCAGAACGAGCAGGCCATGGCACAAATGAAGATGGGTGCTGCGGCTCAAAAGTCTGAGCAAGAGTTGATGCAACAGATCACTAAAGATCAGCACGATATGGCGGTTGCCAGAATTCAGGCGCAGAACAAAGTGATGCAGCAGCCGAACCCGAACTTGCCCGCAACAAAGGGTGCAGGGATTGGTGGCGCACCCGCAGCGGTGGAGTGATAAATGGCTTTCTACCGCTACAAGTGCAATAAGTGCAACGAACACTTTCATCGGGTATGCAGCATCAAGGCATACACCGATGATCGTGAATTCGACTGCCCGACTTGCATAGTCAAGACTGAGCGCGTCATCGAAGCCCCGATGTTGGCGGCTGATGAGACTCTCAGCACTTTGCGGGCAACCGATGGCACAGACATCTCAAGCAGGACAAAACGTGCCAAGTACATGAGAGACAACAATTTGGCGATGGCTGATGACTTTAAAGAGACATGGGCTGCCGCTGAGAGTCAACGCGCAAAGCATTTCACGGACGGGTCGGACGATAAAAAGGCTCGACGAGAAGCAATAGCAAGAACTGTTTACCAAAACCTATAAGTAACCTCACCCGGGAGCACTACACATGAGCGATTTACGCACAGCACTAGAAGAAGCCGTCAAAGATACGGACTTAGACCCCTCCACGGAGGTCGCGACCCAACAAACAGCGCCCACGGTTGCTCCTTCATCCGAAGGCGCTCAGATTCCCTCATCTGAAGAGTCTGCGACCTCCACCTCTGACACACCATCGGTAGATTTGAATGCGTTGGCTGAACGCCCCCGCGATGCCGATGGCAAGTTTGCACCAAAAGAAGATGCTGGCATCACACCAGGACCAAAAAGCAATCAGCCGCCTGTACAGGCTGAGAGTTCATTGCCAGCACCAGAGCAAGCCAGACCGATTGACCGTGCGCCGCAAGGTTGGACACCCGCCGAGCGTGAAAAGTGGTCAATGCTCCCCGACGAAATTAAGGCTCGAGTCACACAGCGTGAGCGTGAAATTAACCACAAGCTGACAGAGACTGCCGAAGCACGTAAGTTCGCTGACGCGGTGAGCCAGACGATCAGCCCATACATGGCGATGATTCAGTCTGAGGGCGGCACACCTGTCACCGTGATTGCAAGCTTGCTTCAGACGGCAGGGGCGTTAAGAACTGCGCCCCCACAGCAAAAGGCACAGCTAGTGGCCGCACTCGTCAAGCAATACGGCATTGATGTGGGGATGCTCGACCAGGCGTTGGTGGGGCAGGGTCCTCAAGTAGACCCGATGGAAGAACGCATCAATCAGCGTGTAAATCAAGCAATTGCACCCATTCAGCAGCGTTACCAGCAGATGGAAATGCAGCAGATGCAAGAGATGCAAGCCCAGAACCAAGTGGCAGTCAATGCGGTGGAAAACTTCATCAACAGCCAACCCTATGGCGATGTTGTCAGGGCTGACATGGCTGACATCATGGACTATGCGACAAAACGTGGCATTCAGATGTCGCTAGAGCAATGCTATCAACGTGCTTGCGAGTTGCACCCAGAGGTTTCAGCCTTGGTCGGTAGGCAGCAACAGACTCAGCAGTTGCAGCAAAGCACAAATGCTGCCCAAGCTGCTCGAAACCGTGCCGTATCGGTATCGGGATCGCCAGCGGGTGGCGGAATGGCGCAAGAGCAAAGTGCAGACGATATTCGTGGCGCAATTGAAGCAAGTCTTGCGCAGATGAGCAGATAGTATTATTCTATCGATATCCAGAATACAATAGTCTGGATGTATTAAGTGGACGAGCCTACAAAGCCATAGCCACCCGACTCCAGGAGGAGGCTAAAAGCCTCCCCACCCTACCTCGCGGAACTACCGTGCGAAAAGGATGCGTCTGACAAATAGGCGGGAATATTTCCCATTCATTTTTCAGATATTGGAGTTAATCATGGCATTTGCTAATGCAAACGTAAGCGATATCATCGCTACTACGATTCAAAATCGCAGCAAGAAAATTGCTGACAACGTCACCAAGAACAACGCTCTGCTTGCTAAATTGCAACAGTCAGGCGGTGTGCGTACAGTCTCCGGCGGCAACATTATTCTCGAAGAGCTTTCGTTCGCTGAAAACGCAAACGCTGGCTTCTATTCGGGCTATGACTTGCTCCCAATCGCAGCACAAGATGTTGTGTCTGCTGCCGAATTCACACTCAAGCAATTGGCTTGCCCTGTGATTATCTCCGGCTTAGAGCAGTTGCAAAACAGCGGCAAAGAAGCGTTCATCGACTTGCTCGAAGCACGTATGGCTGTGGCTGAAAGCACAATGAGCAACAAGCTCTGCGGCTCGATCTATTCCGATGGCACTGGTAACGGTGGCAAGGAAGTGGTCGGTTTGAACGCTGCTGTGCCTGTTTCTCCTGCTACTGGCACCTACGGTGGAATTGATCGCGCAACTTTCGCGTTCTGGCGCTCACAAGTCGCTGACGTTAAAGACTACGCATCAGCCAAGCCAGGCCCTGTCTCCGGCGCATTGTCTGCAATGTGGGCAAAGTTGGTTCGTGGTTCAGACCGTCCAAACCTGATCGTCATGGACAGCGTCATGTGGACTGCCTACTTGGGCGAGTTGCAGAATCAGCAGCGATTTACTTCTGCTGACACAGGCAACCTCGGCTTCCCATCAGTGAAGTTCATGGATTGCGATGTTGTGCTCGACGGTGGTATTGGCGGCTTCTGCCCACCCAAGACCGCATTCATGCTCAACACCAAGTACCTGAGTTTGCGTCCACACAAAGACCGCAACATGGTCCCACTCTCACCAGAGAAGCGCAGCGCCATTAATCAGGACGCAAGCGTCTCGATATTAGCCTGGGCTGGGGCAATGACCTGTCGTGGTGCGCAGTTCCAAGGCCGTCTGGTTAACACCACCGCCTAAACAAAGGGTGCTCCGGGTGGGGCATCTTTAGGGGCGGTCTGAGCGATTGGACTGCCCCGTTTTTTGGAGATAGATCATGCCAGCAACATTTTCAAGCAGCACCGCTAACACAAGCTACGACCCAACGGCCTCACAAGCCACGGGTGGCGCAAGCACCGGAATTGACGTTGCCGCGCAAAGCGTTGGCGCACCCGGCGGTACGCAGATGCGTATTGGCGGGACCGCGTTCAGCTTGTCGGTCAATATCCCTACGGCACCCGTAGAGGCAGAAGCCGAAGTACCAGCAGTTTAAGTACCACCCCCTCAGGCACAAAAGTCTGAGGGTTTTTCACATCTAAAAAGGAAATATCCAAGATGCAAACCACCCAAGCAACAGAATGGAATGACGACTCGCAAGCGTTTGGTGATAACGAAGGGCGTTTCTCTGACGACAAGAAATTGTATGTTGAGTTTTATTCACGCCCCGTGCAGGACTCAGTAGCAAGTGCTGAAGCCAAGCGACCAATTTTCATCGATGCAGACTTCGTGATTATTAGAGTCCCCGGCGATAAACGCACCGTTATTGACCGCATGGCAAGTGATGAGGATCGCCAACGCTTTCCACAACACTTCGCACGGTTTAAGGCAGGACAGGCTGAACAGACCGTTGGTACACCACTTGAGATGTTGCCTGGCATGACTGCTGGCAAGGTTAAAGAGTACCAGCACTTTGGAATTAAGACCGTTGAGATGTTGGCTGAAGCGTCTGACAGCGTTGGTCAGCAGTTCATGCAGTTCCAAGCTGACAAGAATCGCGCCAAGGGCTATCTGGCTTTGGCGACAGACAACGCAGCGGTTCGTGAAGTAGATGCAAGATTGACCGCAGAGAATGAGGCGATGAAGTCTCAACTTGAAAGTATGCAAAAACGCTTTGACGATTTGATCAAAGCAAAAGCTAAGTAAGGGGTAGGGGATGGCCTTTCAGATCGTTCGTAACGAGACTTTAATTGAGGTCTGCAACGCCGTTGCGGGTCTGATCGGCTATACCAAAACTAAAGATGCTGTGGGTTCGCAAGACCCCAAGATGCAGCAGATTGTTGCCACGGTCAACATGGCAGCAAAAGATTTACTCTCAATGTCTAACTGGCAAGAGATGGTGCGTGAGGCTCAAATCGTCGTTGTCCAAGACGAGATTGGGCAGATTGAGAAAGAATACGATCTACCAGAGGATTACCACCAGTTCATCGACCAGACGCAGAACAACTTGACGACCAAGCTGCCTACGCGCAACCCAATGGCGGCTGTGCAATGGCAGACAGTCAAGGCGCTGATGCCTACGGCTACCGTGCAGACCTTGTGGCGCGTCAAGGGCAACAAGATGTGTTTCTTGTACCCGCCTGCAACTCCTGAGACGATTCAGTTTGAGTACGTCTCATGCGCGTATGTGCAAGATGCGGATGACGCAACGCTTTATAAAAACGTAGCCGATAAAAACGCTGATGTGTTTTTGCTCGACCCTGATTTGATTATGCAGTTGTCTCGCGCACGTTGGCTTGAACTGAATGGTTTTGATTCTGGTGCTGCGATGCGCGACTTCCAACGCCTGTACGACAACCGTATCGGTGGACCACAAGGCGCACCAGTGTTGAATATGAGTGGTGGCGCGGGTAGCGTTCTAATTAACATCGGCAACGTGCCGCAAACTGGGTACGGACGTTAACCATGCCGATGCAACCCATCACCCGCGGCAAGGTACGCACCATGACTGCTGCGACCGCAGTTAACGCAAAGGTCGTCATGCCACCACCAGTGGGCGGCTTAGATTGGATTAGCCCGCTGTCGAATATGGACGTTAAAAACGCCCAGATTCTTGACAACTTCATTGCCCGACCACAAGGTGCTGAGTTGCGCGGTGGGTGGCAGGATGTGTTGGATACACCCTTTGAGGGTTCAGTCAACACGCTGATGAGTTACCCAACACCGGGCAACGATCTTGACAAGCTATTTGCAGCCGTGGGAAACAAGGTCTGGGATGTCACACCCGCAACCGACCCACTTAACCCAAGTGCTCCTACGGTGGCTTTAGAAGTGCCTGTAACGCACGCGTACTGGTCTTGGGTCAATTACTCGCTCAAGACTGAGAAGTACCTCTGTGCAGTCGCTCAAGGCGCTGGCTACTACACCTATGACGTAACCGATGGTTGGGTCAAGCGTGAGATTACAGGTGTGGAGCATTTAGAGTTTCGCTCCATTACAACGTGGAAACAAAGGCTCTGGTTTACCCAAGCTAATTCATCTGAGGTGTTTTATCTCGGCATCGGTGAAGTGCTCGGTGGCGAGGCAAAATTCTTTGATTATGGTCCCATGCTCAAGCGCGGCGGGTTCGTGCGGGCAATCGCATCGTGGACCATGGACGGTGGCAACGGCCCTGATGACTACCAATTGATTTTTGGCTCTGAGGGTGATTTGCTGGTTTACAAAGGCACAGACCCCTCAAATGCAGATGCCTATGCGCTTGTTGGTGAATGGTATCTAGGTAAGTACCCAAGGGGCGACAGGTTCTTTACACCTTACGGTGGTGATGTGCTTGTGTTAACTGACATGGGCTTGATAAGTGTTCAAGCGTTAGTGACGGGCAATGCCTCCGCTGTCGGGATTGAAAATCCAATCATCAGAAAGATTCAAGCCCGTGTGTCAGAGCGCCTGTCTGAGACGCTTGAAACTGGCAATTGGGAAGTGCGCCTAATACCTTGGCTTGATGTGCTGTTAATCAGCGCACCGAAAACTAAAGGCGGGTTGTACGAGCATTATTGCTTGGGCATCACATCGAAGGGCTGGTCAACATTTAGCGCCATCCCTATCCTAACTGGTGTCATGCACAACCGCATTTATTACATGGGTACGTCTAATGGTCGTGTCGCACACGCCTTCGATGTCGAGAGCGATGGACTACTTTCTAACGACCCAGAATATGGTTCAGGTGCGATGGTGCAGGGGCGTGTTACGTCTGCCTTCACCGACTTTGGTAAGTCTGCGCATTTAAAACGATTTCTTCTCGCCCGCCCAATTTTCCAATGCTCAAGACCGCCAAACCTCAAGGCGCGGATGAAACTCGACTACGCCCGTGGAGCAAGGCTTGCCGCGACAGGCAATATTGACGTTGAACTCGCTCTGTGGGATTCAGCTATTTGGGACCAAGCGTATTGGTCTGGTACAGGCAACGTCTACCACATCTTGATCGGTGTGCTTGGCGTGGGCTACTTAGGTGCGTTTGAATTGGTGGTCACAGGTGAGCGTGGCTTGATCTACACCGGAACACATTTAACGGCTGAGATCGGAGGGATGCTTTGAAGCAGATCATCGTTCGTGAAGATCATATCGTCGGCCCTTGGGTCTGTGAGAGAACGGGCGGCACGTATGTCCCCGGCGACTCCAGCACCATGGGTCTGGCTGATGCGCAAGGCAACTTAATCGGTGGCGTGATTTTCGATCACTACAACGGACGCTCAATTGCGATGCACGTTGCGGGCGAGGGTCGCCAGTGGCTCTGCCGTGAGTTCATCCATGCTTGCTTTGACTACGTGTTT